TCTTTAGCTTCATAGTAATCCTCAAATCCTTCAAAATGAATACTAACAGAATTACTAGATTCTGAAATAATCACAATAGCATTTATTCTGTTTTTATATTCATCCGACATTGGGGTCTCCTTGTTTATCTATATATACCTCCTAACGCTAATAACGAAGCGTTATTTTTTAATTCTTCGGTGGGGTCTGTTTAAAAACCCTACCTATTAGCTTTTTACAATACAATTAATAGTTATTACTGATAATCATCTATTCTCAGTACTTCTTAAGAATAGAAATCAAGCTTGTTTGTGTGTCAGTCAGGTTGAAATGTTATTTTTTTATTGCTCAGGCCTTCTTATATCAAGTGAGGGCAAGTTGTTTGTGTGAAAGTTCCATAATCTAACAATCTTAATTAAAAGATCATTGAATTATTATTGATTTAATTGATTTATTGTTAATTAGTCTTTAGACCATTTTACAATTAATGGTTTATTATCAGCGTTTGAAAGCTGTAATTTTTGTGCATTGTCGTTATATTTTGGAAGTAATTTAGACGCTTTCCACTTAGTTAATGCAACAGCTTCTTTTAATAAATGACTTGTTGCAAGGTCGCCTTTGCCTTTCTCTTTAAAATCTTCAATCATCTTTTTTAATTCAGTTTGGCTTTCACTTAATAGATAATCAACGCCATCTTGCTTTGCTAATTCGTATTGCTCTCTAACTTTGGGTTTTTTATGACATAATTGTCTAAATCCTTCCCAGCTCAAATTCAAGTCTTTTAGAATTGTTTTTATTCCATTACCCAAAGCTAATTCACTGTAAATTTTATTTAAGACTTCATTTGTAAACTTAATATTATTCATATAATTATTTTAATTATTGCTATTGACAATTTATTTACAATAATATATTTATGTAAATATGTTTAATTTATACATAAAAAACAACTAAAAAGAAAGGTTAATTATGATTACATATAAAACAATTACTTATCATTATCCGAAGCAAAAAATACAGATTGATTATAGAGGTAATGGAAAGTTCTCTATTTGGTCAGTTGATGACACAGGCCAAAGAGATTATGAGCCTCTTTATCAAGTATTTGATCCTATTGTAAAAAAATATCCTAATTTTAATAATATATTTGCTGATACTTGGGTAAGTAATAATCGTAAATAATTAATAATTAACAATTAAAACGCCAGTAATTAATTTTATTGGCGTTTTTTTTTGTCTATAATTATTTTAAAATATCTATTGACAATTTATTTACAATATAATATCAATACATTAAACAAACAAAGAAAGGTTAATATGACTAAAAAAGAAGTTAAACAACAAATAAAAAAAGAAGCTATTGATATATTAAAATCATTAATAAAAAAAGATGATGTTTTATATACTCAATTAAATCATGTATCTCAGTCAGGTATGATGAGGCATATATCTATTAAATACATCAAAGACAATAAGCCGATGGATATAACAGGTTATATTGCTGAAGCTGATGATTGGAAAGAAGCTAAAAATCGTTTTGGTGGATATAATGGTATCAAAGTTGGTGGTTGTGGAATGGATATGGGTTTTCATGTTGTTTATAATATATCAAAAACTCTTTTTAACGATGGTTATGCTATTAAACATCAATGGTTATAATCTATTGACAAGATTTAATCTTAATTATAAATTGTCAACATAAAGAAAGGTAAAACATGGAAACAATAATAACACTACTTGCAATTGGTTATGCGATTGGCTTTGTAATAATTGCTTACTTTGGAATTGTAGGCACAAATGAAGTTATAGACTATCACAACAATAAGAAAGGTTAATTATGAAATATAAAATAGAATATAGATCAGCATTTCAAAGACCAGAATACTTTGAAACAGATTGTCAAATTGAATGTAATGAAATTATTTTAAATGGACACCAACAACAATACTTAGTTTATTTGAATAATGAAAAACAATCACCTACTGTTTATAAAATAAATGATAAACAATGGACAAATCAAGAAGGATATATCAATCAATAGAAAGGTAAAATATGAAAGTTAAAGACTATAAATCAATCACTGAGTTATTACAAAAAAAATACAATAAAAAGTTTTATGATTTTGAAGACTTTGAAGACTGTTTAAGAAAGCTTAAAAAAGACTTTAAAGACTATCAATCATATTACAAAAATAATTTAAAATGGAATATGAAAGAAAGCTTTAAAGATTGGTTAATAAGATTAATTGATAATGATAGTCATTTAATAGACAAACTTAAAAGAAAGGTAGGTTAATTATGTTTTATCCAACAGTTAAAGAATACAGGCCAATACGATTTAAAGGTTATGACATCTTTTTACAACTTAAACTTAATAATATGATGGTTGCAAGTTGTTTGCATGATGATGGACAAAATTTTACTAAGTCATTTATGGATTACACAAAAAATGAAGTAGTAAATTTAATTAAAGATGAAATCAAAAATAGAAAGGTAGATTATGAAACAATATAAAAATAAATGGATAGAAGTTTTAATCGTTGAAGATAAGCATCATCTATTGAGAGAGAAAAAAGATCAAGGTTATTTCTCTTATCAATTTGAAAGACTGTTTTTATTCTTTAAACATTTAATTAATGGTAAGCCTGAATTACCTAGTTATTAAACTATGACTTTGTTTGAAGCTTTTATTATTTATGAAGTTATAATGTTAACAATATATGCAATTAACAATTAGAAAGGTAGGCTAGTTATGTATGTAATTGATTATCCTAATCAAAAAATAAAAAAGTTTTCTAATAATGAATTGGAAAGCTTTTTAAATACCATCATTAAAAATAGATGGTTGTTTGTTAAAGATAAAAAGAAAGCTAAAAAAGTATTAAATCAAATCACACTTAATAGAAAGGTAGGTTAGTTATGAATGAAGGTATGCAAAATCTAATAGAAATAGATGAGTTAGAAAACAAAGTCTATCAATTAGAAAAAAAAGTTAATGATAAAAACTTTGATATTGCTTGTCAGTTAGCTGATGATTTATATTTTAAATTCATTGATAGTTTGCATGATGATATAGCAAATGAATATGTTGTTGCTGATGAAGATAATATAGGTGGTACAAAGAATACTGAGAAAGGTAGTGAACTATATTGGGATATAGAAAACACTATTAAAAATACATTAGATAAAAAAGAAAGTGAGGTCAGTAATGAAAAAATATAAAGTCTATTGTGAAGACTTAGGTTATGAGCAAATAGTTGAAGCTGATAACGATGAAGATGCAATCTCAATGGGTTATGATGAAGTATCAAATAACCTACATGAATATGTTGAGATCAATATAAATGAAATAAAAGAAAGTGAGGTTAATAAATGAAAGTATGGAATATTAGAGTTACCGACAGAAATGGGTTTGATAGCTATTCTTTTTTACAAGAAGATGAGCCTACCAACGATCAATTAGAGGCCATTAAAAAGATATATCAAAATTCAGGTAGGTATATCCCAGAAGACATTGACGACATCTATGTTGAAATTAAAAGTTGGTTTGACAATGATAAGATACCAACATACCCACAATTAATAGATGATTTAAAGCAACACTATAAAAAGATTAAATGATTATTAAAGGTTATCCAATACACAGAAAGTACATTAGAATTATTCTAATCTTTTGGGCTATGGTTTTATTAGTTGTTTTAGGTATTATTATTTTATAATGTGGGTCAATGAAAGGTAGGCTACAAAGTTATGAGTTGTTTAAACTTAATCTTGAACTGTGTGGCGTAGATACTTTTGAGAAAGATGATAAGATTAGAAAAAAGTATGCAAAGTACATCGAAGATCAAAAACAGGTTGTTGTCCAATTACCCAGAAAAAATACAAACAAAAAAGATAAGATTGTTATTAGCAAGAACTTATTGGAACTTAAAAAGAAAAAAAAGAGGAGGATAGGGGGTTAGAAAGAAAGGTAGAAGACCCCCTTATCCTTTTTAATACCTAGATATATTGTTAACTTATTTAGAATACTTGATCTTAAGTTTATTAGCAATTTCTTTTTCAAAGTTATTATTTTTTTCCACAGCGACCCAGTATTCCCTGACAATCTCATCTATTTTAGCGTCAGGTAAATTACTATTTCGAAGATAATTAAGTAGGTCTATCAAGGGGGGGTGTTTAACCTGATTTTTACGATTTCGTATGATAGCTTGTTTATAATGAAAATTAGAAGACTTTCTAATTTTATCTAATTCATATTTAATAGTTTCAATAGGTACATATTTCTTATTCATACTAATTACTCTAACTAGTTAACTAGTTATATATATTATATATCTATATTTAGGTACATTTTATGTACCCCCCATCTAGCATTTAATGTACCTTCACTAGCACCCCTGCCAGACCCCCTGTTAATAATATGTTAACTGTTAATTACCTTTATCCCCCTCTTATTCACAAAGTTATCCCTCAACTTTTGGTTGTGTATATTTTTTTGCTTTTGAGACATTATCCTTCTCAATCTTAAGTTGTCTTGCAATATGTATTGAAAGTCTTTGTTATCCCTAAAGTAATATTTATTGGTTAAATTTTTACCTCTATTTTTCCATGTGATATAGCCAAATAACTGAAGTCTATCCAAAGCCCTTACAAGCGTTCTCTTATCCTTTATTTTAAGTTTTCTTTTTAGATAAGCATGACTAGGGGTACACCCTCTAATCGCAGTCCTAAGCCTTCTCAGAAGGATATACAGCATCTTTTCAGTAGGGGTAAGCACCTCATTATCCAATAGGCTATGCTCTACTTTTTGGAATGGTTCTAAACTAGGTTTTTTATTCATACTTAAAATTACTAATAGGTTTAAGTTTATCAATAGGTATCTTCCAAAAATAAGGCCTATCAGGTTGGTTTTGATTAGTCCAAATGCCATATTTTTGACAATCTTTGGCCTGTATGTAGCCATAGAAATAAAAGGTAGGCATATTATCTATGACTAAGAAATAATAATCTTCAGGTTTATACTTTTGTCTTATCGTTAAAAACTTTTCATACTTAGAATACAATTGGGATTTAACTTGAACAGGTTTTTTATTTATTGTGATGTCTTTGCCAAAAAAATTATTCACTGAATGGTTGAAATAACTATCCATCTTTTTTGCTAATGCCATTTCACAGATACAACCTGAAATTGTTTGACCCCATTTCTGATAGGTGTTAGCATTTTGTCCATGACCCCATTTCATATTTTGTCTTAGGGTTTCAATCTCTCTAATCATACCAGTTGATGCACCAGATAATATCTCAGGCCAGTCTAATGTAATGCTTTCTTTCATTTCTATTTTAATACATTAAAAAAAATAATTTGCAAGAGGTATTGACATTTTTGTAAATCTTTTGTAAATATAAAATCAATGATATTGAAGGAAAGGTTTACCGATACAGCTTGGACAAGTGGGGATTTGCAAAAAGCAACAACAAGTCCATCACAAACTGCACTTAGCAATTGGCTTTGGTTTTTAAAATATCAATTAGTTCCATATTTAAATTTCAAAAAAGAAAAAGATAGTATCAGTTTTAAATCAGGTACTTTTGTCCATGAATGGTTTCAAAATATTTTATTGGGTACTGCTAAGATAGAAGATTGTGAAAGTCATTTTAAAAATTTAATTAATCATCTTGAATTAGATGAGAAGAAAAAAATAAAAGCAAATTTTATTTTAAAGTTTATAAAAAGTTATGTTCAAAATCATTTAGACGCAATCAAAGAAGTATCAAATAATAATATGGAAGGTTGGCAAATAGAAAAACCTTTTTCAGATTGGTATGATGATCAATACATGGGTCAAAAATTAAATATAGCTAACGAAGGTTATATTGATTGTTATAACGATACTTTACAAATTATTACTGAGCATAAAAATAGGTTTGGCAGTGTCAGAAAAAATCCAATAACATCTAAAACAAGAAAGACTGATAATAGAATTGGGGATTGGGTGTACTCTAAACCACAAAAAGTTAATAACCCACAGTTTACTCACTGTATACAAACAGCAGTTTATTCTAAGCACTTTAATAATAAATATAAACCTTATTTAATTTATGTTTCTGAAAGTGAATATAAAATTTTTACACCAGAAAATTGTTGGGAGTTATCCCCTGAAGGACTTAATTATTTTTTTAGAAAATTTATTCAGATCAATATTCAAAGACAAGAAATGCTGAGAATGTCAGGTGGGGATTTAAAAAAATTGGCCTGTATGATTGGTGTCGATTGGTCTGAGATCAGGAATTATAGAACTAACTTTATGTTAGAAAACTATGATGAAGAAGATATGCAAAAATTAGAAGACTTTTACAATAAATTATAAGGAGAAGTATGATTGAAAATATAAAAAAAAAACAAGTTAGAAACGATACATATATTTTAAATAAAGTTATGAATTATTTAAAAACAAACTTTCATAAAGTTGTTAATGATGGTGATTTATATTTTATTTATGACTACATAACTCAAAGCAGAAAGAAAAAAAATGACAGATAAAACAATGATGGAGTTAGCTAAACTTCAAACAAATAATAGAAGACAAAGAGAACAAATAAAAGTTTTAGAAAGTAATTTAAGAAATAGAGATGAACAAATTCATCAACTTAAATTAGATTTGCAAGGAGTGAAAGATGAACTTCTGTTGTCTAAACATCAAATGAAAAAAACAAATAAAAAAAAGAAAGGTAAAGAAGATGTATAAAAATACAAAGGTTGATCTTAATAAAGTTGATCCAATTGTAAAAAATATTTTAAATGAATTAAAGTTTAATCCTGATGATTGCTTATGGAATAAACATAATGCTGTTTGCATGAAGCATAAATATATTGAGATCGCAGGTCAAAATAAAGGGGTCATCATTGAAAGCTTAGATGAGATTGAAAAAAATTCTAAGGAAGGTGTGGTTGCAATTAAATGTACTGCATCATTAGATGGTAATAGAGTTATAACTTATGGAGAAGCAACACCTAAAAATAATACTAATGCTTATCCTTATGCGATGGCCGAAAAAAGAGCAATTGATAGAGCTGTTTTAAAATTAATTGGTATTCATGGTTTTGTATATTCAGAAGATGAAGTGGATAATAATTTTGAAAGTATGCCAATCAATAAACCTATTGCTAAACCAATTACTAAACCAATAAATCAACAACAAGATAAGGTTGATAAAGTTTATATTGCTACAGCACTAGATAAAATTGAAAACAATAGTGATAAAAAAAATTCTTCAGGTTTAAGAAAAGATATTGAGAATCTTAAATCTAAGATAAATCAGTCTATGGGTTGGGATGCGTTTATCAAGACTGATCAATTTCCAAAGTTCAACGCATTAAGAAATCAAATAACCAAACAACAAAGGAGTTAAACATGGCTTTTGAATTAAAAGAAGGCGAAGGTTATCTAAATAGAGACAATGAAAATCCAGAAAAATTTTGGGGTTCATTCAAACTTAGTCAAGATATGAAAAAAGGTGATATGATCAATCTTACTGAGTGGATTAACACTAAAGATGATGGAAGGGTAATTCATAAATTACAAGAGAGAAAGCCTAAACAGGCTTAATCTGTAATAAATAGGGTGGTGGTATCATTTTTTGCTCCCTCAAAAAAGTTAATTAACACTACTGCCACCCTGTTTTATGAAAGTTATTTTTTATTTATATTTAATATTAGTAATTGATGCTCAAACTTATGAAGTACAGAAAGTTCCAATCATGCAAGATATAGATTGCTTACAAGCTTTAGATAATATTGCACAATATAAAAAAAATATTGGGTACTTTTATAATAACAAATTAATTATGGGTCATTCTTGCTCTTATGAAAATTAAAAAAAAAGATGATAGGGGAAGCTGTGATCTTGAGTTGATTATAGAAAAATTAAAAAAAGAAAATTACGATTTAAAAAAACAATTGGATTTTGCAAGTGAAGAAATTCAATTGAAAGAATTAATAATAGCAAAACTAAAAGGAGAAAGAGATGAATGATGATAATGTGAAATGGATAGATATTGGTGAGAAAATGGTTAAGCAAATGTTAGAAGGTAAACAAAGAGAATATGGAGACTTTGGCCACAATGCTTACATCATATCTAATTTTATAAAAACTGTTTTAGAAGTAGTTAATAAAAAGAAAATTGATGTTCCAATTACTATTGTACCACAGCTAATGATCGTTCTTAAATTAACTAGAACAATTAATGATGGTACTAAAGAGTTTAAATTTAAAGAAGATACTCATAAAGATATTGCAGGATATAATAATTTATTGAGAGAAATGCTTATCAATTCTGCAGAAAGTGAGAAACAAAGTGACTAAAACAAAAATATTATTCAGTCCACAAATCAAAAAAATGATTGAATTTATGGGCGATTATTATGAAAAAAATGAATGTTATCCAAAGCTAACTGAGATTGGTGATGTTTTAAAAGTCACAAAACAAAGAGTTAGTATTCTATTGAAGGATGCAGAAAAGCTTGGACTTGTAAAATCAAGTGATGTGTTTATGAGAAAATATAGCTTGATTACCTTTCCTAAAAATAGTAAATTGAAAGTCAATAATTACTATGAGTTGTAAAAAAATATATCACTATGAGTTTACAGCAACTCTTGAGGAGGAATTTGATTCTGTTGAGAAGGCAGCAGGTCAAAGGGATGCTTCAGATAATGCAGTAGTCACAGATATTACGCATAAAAATCTGATTCATTCTTTAATTAAGAAGAAGGAGGAACATGAGTCTAACAAATGATATTCCTAGACTGTATGGAAAACTTCAAAAGTGCCATAACAAAATCATGGCATCTATTGATAACAGAATGTGTGTCCATACATATCAGGATTACATAGAGTATAAACAATTGATTAGAAGAATTGTTGAAGCTCAAAATAATGACGCAAAAGTTATTTACGAAGCTTAGTAAATAATTTAAATGACAGAAAAAGTTAACAGAAAGGAAGGCTATCTATGTCATCAAAAATAAAGACACAACAAAAAATAGCGTTTGATAAACACATGGGTATCAAGCTAAGAAATAAAAGAGTAGAAAGAAAAAAAACACAATCAAGAATAGCTAAAGTTCTTGATGTCAGTCATCAACAAATTCAAAAATATGAAAAAGGAAAGAATGGATTAAATTCATTTGATGTATTTAGGCTTAGTCATTTCTTTAAAATACCTATTACATATTTCTTTGAAGGATTTAATCCGACTACTTATGAAAGCAATCTACAATATTCGGATAAGCTTCCAGAGATTAGTGTAAATAATCAAATAAGAAATGAGAAGTTATATCCTAACCCAAATTCTTTTGATCAAATAACTGATCAATCGGATAATGCTGAGAAGTCAGTATTTAAATTAACACAATAACAATGGGGTGGCTAGGGGGTCTAAGAATAAGACTGCCCTAGCCTTAAATGAAAGAAAGGTATGAACCTAACAATATCTAAAAATAAAAAAAAATACAACCCACAATATGATAGGTTAGAAGGTCTGTCCAATAGACATGATGAGCTAGATAAATTAGCTAATTTGTATAATAAGACTAAAGATAATCAGTATAAAGAACAATGGTTCAAACTGGTTAAAGAAATGGTTAAACATTTAGGGGTTTAATTGACTGTGGTTTTGTTTGACACAATCATAATGTGCGTTTTGATATTGATACTTACCTCTTATTACTTTTCCAATTGGAACGAATGAATCTTCGTTGGTCATTTCTTGATTACAGAATTTACAACTACCTACATTAACAATAATCTTTTTTGATTTAACCCAAGTTTTCTTTTTTAATTTTGGCATACGAATATTATTACCCCTCCATCATACCCAGTTGACTAGCAACTACACCTAATAACAATTATTTTTTCTTAGCAGTTTTCTTTGCTTTTTTCAATGCTTTATCAGAAACTGTGCCTTTACCTTTTCTGCTTGTACCTGCTTTTTTTCTTTTATTCATGTAATAGTACAAGCCTTTCTTTACAGTTCTTCCATCTTTAGTTTTATGATAACCTTTTTTCATTATTTTTTCTTCTTCTTTTTCTTTTTCTTTATAGCCATTAAATCAGCTCTAGTTATTTTTTTTCTTGGTGGTGCAATAGCAGCTAATTTCTTTTGCTTTGCAGAGTATTTAGAATAAGGCATTAATATTTTTTGCCTTTCATCTA